TCTAAAGTTATTTGTGCACGTTGACCGTGCAGCACTTCCTTTTGTGTGCAAAGCACTCCTAGCTTATCCATACTTACCTACTTCTTTTTCTTTTTGCCGTAAGACATTTTCATTGACTTAGGTTTTTTAGTCATAGATTTCTTTTTACTAGGTTTCTTTTTGCCGTAGTCCATAGTTACTCCTTGTCTTTTCTCCAAAGATCAAAAAATGGTTTTTCAGATTCTTTTACACCAGGAATAGTCCCATCATGATCTTTTACTGTTGAGTAAGAACAACTGCAAAGATCTTTATATGTGTGGGGCTCTTGGTGGTCAAGAGGTTTGTTTATGCCTGTATTCTTCATGGTTTTATCTTACCTTATTGTGGTTTAGTTGGCCATACTACACTATCAATATCTGTTACTGATGAGTTAGTAGCCGGCACGTCTCGTAAAGCTTGTCTGTATGTAGTCCACTCTGCTTTCTTTTCTGTTGTCAAAGGGCTATCAGGGCTTTGTGTCCAATCACATTCTGCTAATAAAAAGTCTCTAGTCCTTCTAACTTTAGGCCAAAAGTCTGGCGTATAACTTACTGCAACCCCATCAACAATCTTCTGTGTTGCCCTGTCAAAGTCTCCCTCAATAATACTGTCGCCTTCGTTTAATAATATATCATCTACACTATTAACAGAAGTTTGTCCTTGTGTATGAATAATCCCTGTAGCGGTATTATAGATTGAATAGTTTTTCATAATTAAGTTGTATTATCTATGTATACATACATACTTTGATATGTACTGTTATGTACGGACCCCGATACATTAAAATTCATTCGCCAATAAACTGTTTCTTGTGAGCTAGACATACCTGTAAGTGTGCCCTGCCACATAAATGCGTATGTTCTAAATACTCCCGCATCTGCCTCTACTACTGGTGATAAAGACACCCAAGTAGACCCATTAAAACTATATTGAAGGGTGCCATTTCTTACGTCTCCCAAAACAGCACTATATAAAACCTGATACGTTGCGCCATTTCTTACATTGTTTACTGTAATAGGTAGGTAAACGGCTTCAACACTATTTATCTGATCGCCTGGATAGCTTCCATTATACTGACTAGCACTATTATAAACGGCTAAAGGTACTGTGCCTCCTGTTTGATTAAAAATGTCAGCACTTACATCAGCAAAGTGTTTTACATTTAATGTATCAACATTAATTCTTGCTGAATTAAGAAGCCCCGCATCTATTTTTGTAGCATTTAAGTTAGCTATTTTTGCATTATCAATAGTAGCATCAACTATTTTAGCGTTAGTAATTTGAGCATCGCCTATTTTAGCGTTAGTAATTTGAGCATCGCCTATCTTTGCTGTTTGAATAGTACCGTCTAAAATCTTTGCATTTGTTATAGCACCGTCTTGAATACGTGCACTATCAATAAAAACAGTGCCTCCACTTACAATAAAAGGTGCTGTACCAGAGGACCCATTCCAAATAGCAAACTTATCTGCTCTAAACTGCACATACGATTGAGCCCCCGAACCACTACTTGCATTTGAACCAATAACCATACCAGCAGAAGAGACACTTCCGTTAGTTTCGGTAGCAACTTGTAATACGTACATGGCATTAAGATCACCATTTATGTTAGCTGTTGTAGTATTTAAAGTACTTATAGAACTAGTATTGCCATTAACTGTACTAGTTAAATTAGTAACATTAGTAGCTGTAGCACTTTGGGCGTTTGTAACGGTAACAATATCGGACTGAGCTGTAGCCATAGCGGAAGTCAAAGTGCTCCCAGTGAAACTTGTGGTGCCAAATAAATTAACTAAGGTTGCATCGCGTCCTGCTACCCAAGCATTGTTTGCTACATTTCTTGTATAAATTTGACCATCATCTGTATCAAACCAAATATCGTTTGGTTGTAAAGGATCACCATTAGTTCTAGTGCTAGGTTGACTAGAACTCTTAATAATAGTCGCTGCTGTTGTACTTGTAGCTAATAAATTATACCCAGGTAAATCTGCTAGGGTTTCACTTAACTCGGTCATAACCGCTGCTATATCTTGCAGCGTTGTAGCTTCTGCCCCGTTGGTGTTGTTAAAAGGTCCCTGTACATCAGATGTGCTTACATAACGCACCCAATAATAATATGTTTCTCCATAACCCACTTCATCGGTATAAATAAAAGCGGTTGTTGTAGCTCTTAGTGTAGCGCCAGCTAAATTATTATCTCTTGAGCGCCATATTTCTGTGTAAGCATGATTACCGTACGGAGCACTAGCACTTGTACCATTCCAATCTAATATAACTTGAGTAAAAACCCCTTCTGCTGTTAAAGATACCGGAGCGGGGGGTATAGATAAATCTCCCGGTCCAGCATCAGGGGGACCAAAATCGGTTGGTCCTAAGCCTGCGTTTGGATCAAAAGGATTATCTTTTAGTTTTACAGCAAGACCGCTATCAATTAATTCTCGTAAAGTTACTGCTCTGTCTATTGGGTCGCCAAGTTGTCCTAACCTTATAGCAAGAGCTTCTTGCATAGCTTTTAAAGAACCCGCAAGTTCTTTGTCTACTTTAGCGGGGATTGGTTTTAGCCCCGGCAGTTTAGTACCAGTGGTAGCCATTAAACGTTCCTTAATTCATCAATCGATTCACCAATACACACTTCATTAACTGTTTGTGCTGAGGATACTTCTATAGCAAAAGTACGATGTACACTTGCTGGAAGTCTAACTATTGGTTCATATATAGTAGTAGCACTAAAGCTAGGTGTTGTACCTGTAACTGAATAAACACTGCCAGATGTGCTGATGATGGCGTCGTATATTACAGAGCCATCTCCATAAACTTTAAGTGTTACAGGAAATGCTTCTGCATCTACTTTAGCAAAACCCATACTAGTTGGCTTTGCAGTTACAAACTCTTTTGATTTCCAAGTAAAAGTATCGTTGGTTGTGCTGCCTTGGAATTTCTTAATATCATCATCAATAATAATATAAAGTTCATTATCATCAGGATCAGTAAAGCCTCCTGGTACTTCATTAGACTCACTTAATTCTGTAAAAGTAGAATCGCCGCCTCTAGGATCAAAAATAAATCCAGCATAAGCAGAACCGGTATAATAAAAACCAACATACCGGCCTTCCCATAAAAAACCTTTTATGGTTGCAGGGTAGTAGCTTGAACCCCATTGTTTTGGGTTAATTAAACCTTCGGTTAAAATTTTAACTTCAGCTCCTGATACTGCGACTAACCCATCTGGACCGGCGTACATAACATATTCACCCATATCCACCATAGAGTTTTTGCTTAGACAAGCTTGTGCTGCTTCAATACGTATAGCACTCATAGATTGTGGATCGGTGCCCGCAATTAAATAAGGCGTACCTTTTGTGCCAACAATTAAACCATTACTTGTAACAGCTATAGCTACAACTTCTTCTTCAAGAGTTATACGATAAGCTGCAGGCCAAGCGTGAGGTAAGAAAGGTTCTGAAAAACAAACGCGTTTCCCAGTAAAACCAGCAAACACTCCATTAGGCATTGCAGCTAACCCTTTCATAGGACCATCGGGGTATAAACTAGTATCTTCGTTTGGTGGGCCAATCCAATAAGTAGAAGGAATAATTTCAGCTAAATCAGAGTTTGCAGAGGTATCTGTAAAAGATGTAGTTGCTAAAGTAACTTCGCCAACAAACTGAAAAGCGGTTGTATTAGAGCCAGTATTAGATCTGTATATACGTTTTTTAAGAAGATTAGTGTTTGTTCGACCGGTGCCCGAGGTACTTGTTTCAAGACCTGATATCGTTACCTTTCTATTATCATCCGTAGTTATAACAGTTGATGCAGCAGAAGGGGGTCCCTCTTCTCCGTAAGCACTAACAAATGTATACACATAAGAAGTACTAAAATCAATCAAAGCGCTTGATTCATCATTAAACGAAGCGCCGTTTGCAATAGAGCTAGAGGTACCTGATGATGTAGCTGCGCTATTTACCTCAATTGTTAAGGTTGTTGTACTTGGTACACTTACAATTTTATGATCAATATTAATATCTGTAGCAGGTATACCGTTTACTGCACTAAAATTAGCGAGCTTTACATAGTCTCCTACTGAAGCCCCATGTACACTAACCGTGGTCACAGTTAAAACAGATGAACCGTTGATCGTGGTTATCGTAGCTTCAATCTGGGTTGGCGCTTCAAGGGCGACGGTCGGTGCTGCTGTAGGTGCGGGTATACCCAATCTGTAAAAATTACTAGGAAAAGGTTCAGACCCAACAATAACATCACTTCTACCCATACGTGGGTAAGACTGTCCTGTCCAATAGACTGTATCATTTGTATCGCCAGCTATGGGACCTGGAACTACATCCACGTCCTCATCAAACTGTAACCACCTTTCCGGTGAGTCTGTGTATTTAAATATACTGGTTCTACTTGAATTACTTAATACAAGTGTTTGTGAGTCTTGAGTAATAGGGACAAGCCTGCCGCTGTCTAAGTTTACATCAATGGCTGTTTGAGCTAAGTTATCTTTTAATAATCTAGGTGAGACTTGAGGAGCAAGTCCGCCAAACGTGATGAGTTTAAAATACGCCATATCATTTGAAAGTATACACGATTATGCTAACGATTCCTGCGAAGATAATCCAAAACGCCCTTTCAAACATGCTAACCCCCTTTGTATTTACTATGGCTTTTTGTTCAACAATTTCTACTCTATCTTCTAAGCGGTCCATTCTTAAAATAAATCTGTCGTTTTGTTTTAACACCGTAGTTACTCGTTCCTCTATTCGAGCAATAGCTACTATTGCTTCAGAAAGTTTATCTATTTTACTATCTAGTTTATCTAACCTATTTGATACGTCGTCATTCACTTGTAGCTCCATATATGTGGGCGCGGACGCATGGGTTCTTCTTCGAGCGTGTCGAGATGAATAAATCTGCTATCACCATGTTGTTTTACACCTAGACCCGTTATACCGTGTTTAAGGGCTACCTGAATAAGTTTTAAGGCGTCCTTTCCTCGTATAAGTATGTCTACTGCCTTGCCCGATGAATGAGCCCCTGGCTTAGATTTTTTAGCTTCTATAGGATGGGTCTTATCTCTATATCCACTACTGATAATAAAAGGTACCCCTACCTCTTCTCTTATTGTATCAAGTTTACGCATGAAGTCATCATCCATTTCGCATAAACCTGTATGTTTACACTTTAATTCATCATGGGTAAAGTATTTCCAGTTATTTTTCTTTTTTCTCCACATACTGAATGTTTTCTTCCTTAAGGGTTGTTTTAAGTTCCTCGGATATTAATTTTTGTGCTGCTTGATTAACCCGTAAGTCATAAGAAATGTTAGCAATTTCTTGCTGTAACTTAACAAGCATGTTGAACCCCTCTATTGCATTTGGGGTTAGGTCTTCAATTTTATATTCAAAACCATCAAACGTAACGGTTTTTATTTCATTATTATCTGTCATAAATTACTCCTTAATTTAATCTTCTTTTTTATCAGGCGTGTTTGATGCCCCAAAATAAAATGATATCACAGCACTAGCTAGCCCGCCAAGGTATCCAAGAACTAAGTTAATTAAAGCTTCAGAATTTTGTTCTGGCGGTTGTAAGGTAACTAAAAAAATGTATCCAAGAAAACCACCAACTACAGCAGTTCCCATAATCCTCGCTGTCCAATCTCTTGAAAAACTACTTCTTGCTTGTTGTTTATCTTGTACTTCAAGCGCAAAGATATCTACTTCAAGTTCTTTCATTTGAACTTCAAAGTTTTGTTCTGCTCTTTTAAGTTGAAGCATTTGTTCAGGAGTTGCTTGTTGTATAGCTTGGTTAATTGCTTTTGGTTCTGGAGCACATCCCAAAACATCAGCAACAATAGAAGCTGCTTGACCACCCAAAGGGCCCCCTAAAGCAGACCCTAGTGTAGGAGCTAAAGCCCCCACTAAATTTTTTATTGCACCAAATTTCATAATTACCCCGCTAATGGATTTTTTTCTTCATTAATTTTAGATTCTATCTTTTGTACATCTTTTTGTAAGTTCATGTACTGTTCTTTTAAAATAGACCAATTGTTGGTGTTTTGATTAACAACCCCTTCTAAAATATTTATTTGCTCTAACTTTTTTAATTTTTGTTCCATAACAGAAATTTGTGTTACAAGGCTGTTAATGTCTTCTTCGTAAGAAACAGATGCTTGTGCCTCTAAGTTTTCAATTCTATTAACATAGGTTGCTCCTTGATAGCCAAAGCCAGCAAGGGTTGTAACAATTCCTACAAGAGCTATTAATTGCGTTGTTTTATTTTCAAACCAATTCATTTTTTATCCTACAAATTAGGTTGCATTGCTTTTAAGTTTACCAAAGTTTTTATGTTTTGGTTAAACAAACCGTTAAAAGCTGTTCTATTATCTAATAATGTATTGCTAGTATAAATGTTTTTTGACTCATACCAAAGCTTTTGATTGGGTATAGATAAAGCTCTGTAATCATTAAATCCAACAACATACCCCATGTATGCAATAATTTTATCTTCTGATCCATACTCTCCTGTTTGTTCTTGTTTGTTTTTTATTTCGTTTTGAGCCTCTTGCATGTTTTTAGCAAGGATTTGATCTGCTATTTCATCTGAGTCTGATCTGCTGTTATTTGCGGATAAAGATGTATCAATTTGTACATCATTATTGACTGAAGATGTATTGCTAATGTTACTAGCCATAGTTGTTGTGTCTGAAAAAGACTCATTTGATTCTGTAGAAACAGAAACGCTCATTTGTAAAACCTCATTGTTTTGTGCTGTTGAAGATGCAAATTGATCTGAAATACTAGGTGAGTTGCTCATAGAAACACCGCCACCGCTTGATCCTGATGAATTAGATGAATTGTTTAAATTGTTGTCATCGTTTTGACTTGTACCACTTACACTGTTGTTGGCTGTTTTAATTGTAGATGAAACAACTCGCAATGCGACATCTCTAGTTAATGAACTCTTTGTATCTTTGTTTTCAACAAAAATTTCTTCAATGGTTTCTTCCTGCCTTTCTCTTTCTTCTCTAACTTCTGCAACTTGTTCCTCTATCTCTTCTTCGATAAATCTAGGCTCTAGTTCTTCTTCTATCACTTCTTCAAAAATGGGTTCAGGCTCTTCTTCTATTATTCTTTCAGGTTCAGGCAAGTTTTCTGCTAAAAAGGTTTCTTGAAAAATAAATTCTTCAATCATAATTTCTTCACGAGGCAAAAATGTTTCTTCTTGTGCAATTTCAAATATTTCAATTGTTTCTATTGGCTCGGAAAAAGGTTGGGGTTCATTAAAAACTTGTTGTTGTGGCTCAAAAAATATTGGTTCTTCGTATGATTGCATAGGCTCTTCTATGTAGCCAAACTGTTGTTCTTCTTCTATAGGTGGGTTGCTGTAATTTTGTTCTTCTTGATATCCATAATCAATTTCTTCTTCTTGAAAATAAGCTACGGATTCTTCTTGTTTATAGCCTTTGCATGATGGAGAGTATTGAGGGTCAATGTCACATTGTTCATCATCATAAGCTTGCCAATATCCTGCACAACTAACATCATTTAGTGGGTTGCTACAATCAATAACCTCGCCAACAAATAAAGAGCCACCGTTTTCTAAATTTTGATTTTTGTCTGAACTGTTCCAGTCATAGTTGTAACATTCTTTAGAATTGTATACTCCTGTATTGCACTCATCATGAAAATAATAAGTTTCAAACTCATCTTCTTTGCCTTGTATACCTATAAATACATCATGGTCTTGAATGTCTAGCTCGCCATAACGAGCCTCGTAGGTATCGTTAGGGTATAGCCAAAGCTCAAAAGTATTTTTTGAATCTCTGTAATATTCCCACATTTCATACCAACCAAATATAACCTTGTCATCAAAACTTTTGGCTAACATGGAAGAATTTTCTCCCATAATAAGGTCAGTCCAAAAAGGATATATTGTATAGTTGGTGTTGGGAGATGGGCTAGGATTATACTGTGTGCAGTTTTTCTCCCATGTGCTTGCTGTAGATAATGAGCCTAATATTAAACAACCATTGCTAGCCATGTAACCTTGGTTAAAAGTTTCGCCAAAAAAATTAAAGTCAAAGCCAAAGTTAAAAACCTGAGATGTGCCGTCATCACTTGCTGACATGTTGGTAGCATTTTCTAAGCGTAAATCCCAAATGGGTTTGTCTTGAATGAGGGTGACTGTTGTTTGGCTTAAAGCTGTAACACTAAACAGACACGCTATTGCGTAGCATAAAATTCTTTTTTGCATTGTCTGTTGGTTTTAGTTTTTTTTGTATAGGTTTTTTTTACTAACCCAACCACATCTTTATTTATTTTTTCTCTTTTAGGATTTGCATCTTGTGTGCATTGTCTAATAAATTCTTTTTCTTTTTCGTCTGCATCGGGTCTTTTTGATGGGTTTTTTAACCAAGCTTGAGTTGCTTCGTCACCAATTTTGCCTTTATATGGACAAGGTGTGCCTGCCATTTCCATAGCCTTAAATACTCTTTTGTCTTGGCAGAGTATGCTCACACTAGCCACTTTCATGCCAGTATCGTAAAGATACTTAGACAGTTTTAATCTTTCACAGTTTTCATCTGTGACTGTGCTTCCAGTTGAAAGACCAAACACCTGTCCTTGAAAAGCACCCGATCTACCTACAGTACATAAGTCTTGAGAATAACTCATAATACTTGGTGCAATAGCAGAAGCAGGGGGTGCCTTACTTTTTACATTTTGATTAATGGTTTGAGTTGAGTTGGACTCATTAATATTTCTGTTGGTGTTATCAGAGGTTGAGTTATTAATATTTTTATTAGTGTTGTCCGTAACGACATTTGACTCAGACTCAGAAACATTCACATTCGTATTATTATTTGTGTTTACATTGTTGCTTGTTGAGCTAGAGGTATTTGTAACATTTTGATTTACGGTTGAATTTACATTTGATGTCGAAGTCGAAGTATTGACATTGGTGTTGTTGTTTGTGTTTACATTGTTTGACGAAGAGCTACTGGTGCTATTGTTCGTGTTGATGTTTGTATTGTTGTTGGTGTTGGTGTTTGTGTTTGTGTTGTTATTGGTGTTAGTGTTTATGTTTGTGTTGTTGTTGGTGTTAGTGTTTGTGGTAACTGTGGTATTGATGGTTGTTAACCCATTATCTTCACAGTATTGAGTGCCTGCTGTGCAATCACCAACTGGGTCAGCTTGGATCAATCCTATAAATAAAAATGGTATACAATATAAAAAACGTGCCATAAGTCCAGTTGTTGTTCACATAATTAAAGTTTAACACAATTCTAATAGTTACAAAGGTTTACTCAGACGGTTGGAAACTCACCTAAAGGTCTAACAGGTGGTTCAGCATCGTTGTATTCATACAAAGCTGCTAGAGCATCTACGTCTGCCGCACCATCAATCAGTGTACACATATCATTAGCTTTTGTTCTAATTGCTGCTCTGTGGGTGCTGATATCCTCTGGACAAGCTGTGCCACCATCGGCTTCTCTAATTACATACCAGTCGGTGTTACTAAGCATGCCTCCTGCTTGTTGATTAATGACTTGTTTGTGATTGTATTTAAGACCTCTTGTAACATTATCATCTTCATCGGTAACATCATCCAGTGCTTTAGGTGTAGCTGTACCATAAGATGCAGTTACTACATCGTTAGCAAAATCAAAAGATTGATTGGTGTTGATGTAATAAGATGGATTTTTAAAGTTGCTGTCATCTACAACCACTTCATAAATGCCTATTGCTTCTAACTCTTCGGTAGACCATACAGACATAATGTTACTTGGGTATTGGTTGTCCCCAATAGTTATTGCTTTAGGTCTGGTGTAAACCTGAGTTACTTGATTGTTTTCTACTAATGCCCACATATTAATTCCTATTATATATTATCTTGCTGTTGTTGGTATACCTGTTGATGTTACAAATGGATTTTCTGCAAATGCCATGTAGATCATTTTTTGACCGCTATGGTTTATAGTACTTGTTCCGAAACTACCTAAAGCTCCCGGTCTTACTTTAAATCCATTGCTTAAAATATCAATTGCTTGGTCAGTTGCTTCTGCACCGGTTGTATTAGCACTAATTACTGTACCATTTGCATTAAAAGCTCTTCGCTTAGTATCATATATATACCAATTCCTTCCTCCTGTTTCAGTATTTTTAATCATTACAAAAGCAGGTGAAAATCCTGTATAGACAAACGGACCATTTAGCGATTCTCCATTTCCTATATAACTGCCAAACTTGCTGTAGCCTTGTTTTTCAGCAAAAGCGTAACAGATATAATCGTTACCTGTGTCATTTACAAGTGCATCTCCTAAATATATATAAGTTGAAGTTGGAGCAACATACCCCGTATATTGAGCATTACTTATAGCATCAGAAGTATCTAAACGTAAGTATTCATTAGCACTATAAGCACTTGATGTTGTAACATGTTTTCCCATTACAACCCAACCACCTGTGGCATCTCGTTTTTTCATAATAGTAAGGTCTGGTGCCACGCCCAATCCATGTGTTAAGTTTGTTTGTTGATGTACTGTTATTTGATCAGCCCTGCCCGTGTAAGTAATAATACTAAAACCAGCATCTTGATTAACTTGATGTGTACTAGCATTAATGCAATTAGCTCCTGTGCCTGATGCTGAAACCGAAGTTGTCGTACCACCATTAGCTTTCCAAACCCAGTTTGCAAAAGTAGTTCCACCTGTATTTGTTCCTGAATCACCAGCCCCTAGAGTAACTCCATTTGTATCAAAGGATTGAACATATAAAGAACTTACAGTTCCTTCTGCCAAAGAGTCATTAGGATATATGTACTTGGTAGTTCCTCTACTTGAATCAGCTAAGTAATGATAATTTGAATTTGACCTAGTTTTATACCAATAAAGGTCAGGCTGCAAATCACTATTTCCGTCTAATGTAATGGAATTAGTAGTGCCAGTTCCAGTATAAGTAAAAGCCTGAAAATGTGCAGATGGGTCGTCTATATTTGTATAAGGCATTATCCGTACTCCGCTAAGTTTTTAGTGCATAAGGCGTAGTAGCCTGATGGGGGTGCATATTCAAAAGTTCCGTAGCCATTGGCATCTGTGTTGCCTGATGCGATTGAAAATCCAGAAAAGCCACCAAAGTTTGCTTCTGCATTTCCACCATTGTTGTAGGGTGAAGCTGCAAAACTTATTGCTAAATTATTAGGCAAAGGACTTCCAGAGTTCATATCAAAATTATTTGCACCAGTTTCAGGATTTGAACTGTTTGCCCAAGTTCCATTTGTTCCAAAATAAAGAGATACTACTCCACTTGTTTTATAATCTACAGCAACCATAATAATAGTTCCTGCTGGAAAACTTGATCCCCAAGCAGTGCTGCCATTGTTTGTATATACATTACCATTTGCATTATAAAAACCCATAGTATAAGCGGTTGAGTTTGATACACCGCCTAAATGAGTATTGTTCCAAGATTCTTCACTATCTACCTGAGATACCCCTGCCATCATATTTGTTATGCCACTACCAAGTCTAAATTCTGCATACCATTTGCCTTTTGTAAAAGCAATGCTACCAACATTAGAATACCAACCAACTTGTCCTGAAAGATTGTAATGAGTAGCACCATTTCTAATTACAGCATAAGGTTGACCAGTTAAAACCTGCCAAGTAGCAAAATTATTAGTAGGTGTGTCCGTTGCTTGGTTTGCGGATGTGATGTTGTTTAGGGTGAAGTTTACATCGTTGCCTTTAGCGTTTCCACCTAAGTCTGATGCAATTTCAAAATCTAAGAAAAAAGAATTGTTACCTGTTCCATAATTTAAACCACTTATATCTTTAGGTTTCCAAATACCTGTATCTTCATCAAACTTACCAAACTCTGTAGGTGCTAAAGACTCCCCATCTACTAATGCACATTGAGCTGCATAACCTGCATAAATACCATCGTTGTTAGCCCAAGAATAGTTGCCGATTGCCATTTGTTGTTGACCGCCTAAACTTGATTTATTGGCAGTTGTGTCTGTATTTTGTGGAAAAGTTGCTGTTTGTTCAAAATCATCTGCTGTAAGCAATACTCCATTTACATACATTCTCATCCTATCAGTGGCTGTGCTTTGAGTTGTATCAACTCTCCAAACAAAATGATACCAAGCAGAGGTATCTCTAAATAATCTCTTAGTAATCCATCTATATTGAGTAGTTGCTTCACTGGCTAAATCAATAGTTAATTTGTCCATGTCTGAACCAGCATCAAAAAATATTCTTGTTGCTTGATGATAAACACCAGCATAAAAAAGTAACATTCCGTTAGACATTCCTAGCTCGGTTCTTTTAACCCACATACTATATGTCCAAGTTTTTCTATTACCATCTGCTTGATTTCTTTTTAAAAACTCAGCATTATCAGGCTCAAGTTTTACAGAGTTTGCAATATCAAATCCTCCTGATACGGAGTTAGTTCCTGATAAAGCAAGTAAGGACATTAGCTTAGTACTAAGTTAAGATTTCTGCCTACCTCAAGCCACTTAGTCCCATTATATCTGAAGGTAAAAAGGTCTCCGTAGTTTGCTGTTGTTGTAAGAGTTGGTGCTGTGTCTGCCGTAAATTCGTAAACAGCGTTCCATGTTAGCGTTCTTGAACCTGTACCATCTTGTATTACTAGCAAGGATATGTATTGTCCGCTACCCACTGCGTTACTTGGGGCTGCTAATGTTCTGTTACCACCCAAAGTTACTTTTGCTATAGGGGAGGTTGATACATCCCATGCAATCGTTGCACCATCGGTTAGGGTAGCCTCACTACCTAATTTAACTTGACATCCTGTAAGGTCCAGAACATCACCACTTGCAATTTCCTCGATGGCTGGTGTTCCGCTGCCATCTACTATTAATGGGAATCTAACTGCCATTTTATACTCCTACGTTTACGTTGCCTGCTCGTCCCTCAACGACCAGCGTTCCACTTGTTATTGTTATGTCTGTGTTGCCACTTCTGCCCAGCACGGTTAATGTTTGAGAAACAGCAACGTCACCAAAGCTCACAGCCCCGGATCCGTCTGTAACCAAAGCCTGTCCGCTGGTTCCGTCAGCAATAGGTAAAGTATACACCGAAGTTGAGCTCTTGTTATTAGCATCCCCAATAAATATCTTACCTTGGTTAAGGTTTGGGGTTGCGGCTGTTCTCCCCGCTCCGCCTACCTTAATAGACCCGTTACTTGCATGGACCCTTTGAACCTTACCTATGTTCTGTAGTTTTACTGTTTCCCCGCCAGCCGGATCATTCGTTAAGGCACCAGCTGTGGTGTCTACATATAATGTATCTCCTAACGAATAACCGGAGGTATCTAAACCTGCGAGGGTTCCAAAACTAATAATATCTACTTCTGCGTTGGTGCTAACGGTTGCTTCTGCTAAACCAAAAGCTGGAATTTTTGCAGAGTCATCTGCGTCTGCTAAAGATACAACAGGAACTTCACCAGAGATACCGGATATATAAACAGCTTGACCCTTAGTTAAATTTTCCCCCGCCTTAGCGGTGAAGCGTACAACTGAGTCTTTTAACTGTTCACCATGTATCTTTGTATTTGGCATTAGCTGTTCTCCAGTGTTGTTATTCTAGCTTCTAGTTCTTGTATTGTTTTCACTAGTAATGGAACAAGTTTTGAATGATCTATTTGTTGATAGATAGGTTCAGCGTATGATGCAACCCATGTTGTATCTGCTTCATATGTTCCATCTTCCTTGCCTGCAATCCATTCTTGTTCTGTTATATTTTCATCAATTTTTACACTTGAAGCATTAAGAACTACATTTGATATTGTGTCTTTAACTTCATCTTTTGTGCCTTTAACTGCCTCTGGAACAATATCTTCAACTTCGTGTGCTAAAAATCCATCCTGTAAAGTATTTGTTTCGTCTCTTATCCAATTAAATCTAGCAGGTTTAAGCTGTTTAAATCTAGTTGTAGCATCCCATGCATAATCAACATTTTCTTTTAATCTATAATCTGAAGAAGTGTTAAAAGATGCGTTTGAACCATTTTGAGTTATAGAGCCAACTGTATTTAAGCCAGTATTATGAATTACCAAGCAGGCATAACCACCATTATTAGCACTTAATAATCTTAAATTTGCGTCAGATTTTGCACCAAAGAAAGCAGTAGTTTTATTACCACCACCAAACAAATTAGTAGTTCCAACCATAAGCTCGCCATTTGGTTTAATTCTAACTTTAACAGTTGGATTTGATGCTCCACTTGCTGTGCCTAAATCTAATTCAGTTGCTCCACCAGTAGTATGTCTACCTTGCATATAAGCATAATGCTTGTTATCTCCACCAATCAGCAGAGTTGATGAACCACCATCACTCCCTGCTGTACCACTTAATAAAGCTAGTTTTGCAGCAGTTATTGTACCACCATAGCCTGAGCTAGGATCATTGGTTCCAATGCCAACCCTTCCAGAACTATCAATCCTCATTCGCTCTGCCATGCCTGAATTTGATAATCCAGCAGTTTTAAATACTAGACCACCTGAATCGTTATATGATGGATGACTTACATTTTCTATAGATGCTAACTCATAAGTAGCAGAGTTCCACCAAGAAAGAGCGTTGGTCATTTGATTGCCGCCCTGCAATTGAACATCGCCATTTGAAGCAATCCTCATAGCTTCGCTAGTTGTAAAAAATTCAAGCTGATTAGTAGCACCAGACCTTATAGTGCCACCATTAGAACCTCCAACAGTAAAGTAAACACCCGATGTTGCAGAGCCATCTATTTGTAATCTAGTGTTTGCTTCACCACCTACAACAAGTTTTTGTGTCATTGAGTTAACACCAATCCCAACTCGCTCAGAACTATCTATGGTTATAGCAGTAGCATCTGCACTTGAAACAATACCTGCTACGCCACCACCTGCTGCATCTTCCCAAGCAATTCCACTGCCTGTAGATGTTAAGACTTGTCCGTCTGTGCCTTGAGCACCTGCGATGGTTAGGTTGCCTAATGCTATTGTGCCCGATATATCTGCATCACCATCCACATCTAAACTATCAGACTGTAGTTCTCCAGTAATATCTACACCATCAGATTTGGTGGTTAACTTAAGGTTGTTATCATATCGTAAAGCCACTGGACCATTTTCAGTAGCAGAAATCATCAGTTCGCCACCTGCACCATTTATTTGCACAGTGCTACCTGTTATAGCATTACCATTGACATCTAAATCTCCACCTAGTTGTGGGCTTGTATCTGCAACAACATCAATAGCATCACTTGCAATTTTAGACGCAGTAATAGCACCATCAGCAATCGCTGAACTGGTTACTGCATTGTCTGCTATAACTCTTGATGTGATCTTGGTGTTTGCCATCTATGCGTTCTCCAGTGTTGTAATTTTTGCTTCTAATGTTTCAATGCGTTCCATAGCTTCTTGTAAAGCTTTAATGGCTTTTAAAGTTAAAATAGAATACTTGACTGATTTCGTGGATTCGCCTGTTAGTCTTTCTTCTCTCTGAGTTACATTGTTTCCGTTTTCGTCAAGAACAGGGTTGCCATTTTCATCAAGAACTACTTCATCATAAAACTCTTTATCATCAGTTTCTTCAACTAATCCATGCATACCTGCAGATTCTAACTCTTGTGCAATAACTCCTAATTGGTAAGGTGCATCAGCATTAGAAGCAACATCTTGTTTCCATCGGTACTTTCTAAATTGTATTGCTTTAATATCTTCCCACTGACTATTTGCATCTTCAATATCTTGCTTTAGTTTTTGGTCAGACAATGAACCATAGCTGTTATTTCTATTAACGACATTTCCATTACTATAAATGTAGATATTATGTCGTCCTGCATTGTCACTGTACCCAGCTAAAAAGAAATTACTACTATTTTCATTATTACAGTTGAGGAATAAACAATCACCACCACTATTAGTGTTATAGATGTAGTAGGCAATACTTGCATCGCTTCCTATTGTTTCGTGATAGGTTCCTGACAAATTTACAAAAGCTCCAACAGTAGTATATTTTGTATAGCCTGAACTAGTAATCCTCATACGTTCTACATTACTTGTATTAAGAATTGCAAGGCTACCACCAACAGTTCCAAGATAATGACCTGTAGCATTATTATCCATAAATTGAATATATGAACCTGCATCTGTACTTGTAAACTTAGCAGGTACATTTTCAGCACCAGCATTAACATCAAGTTTTACACTAGGATTATTCGTACCAATTCCAACATTATTACCAAGTGCATTTAATGCTAATGGTTTGCTACTGTAAGACTGAATAGTTGCAACTGTACTAGTTGTATTGAGTGCAAGTTCAATTCCACCACCACCATAAACTGAGAATGTCCCACTGGTTGTTGTACCATTAACAACTACGCCACCACCACTGGTAATCCTCATGCGTTCTTCAGTGTTTGTGCCACCTGAAGCTGTGTAGAACAACATATCAGATGCGTTTGAACCTATATCATAAGTTGTCCTTATGCTTGTATTTCCGTATTTAGCACCTAGATAAAGTTCCCTATAGCCTTCTAATAAAAACTCTGTTCCAGCTACGCCTGTGCTATCTCCTACTGATATATGACCACCCAAAACTGATAGTTTTTCTGTAGGACTAGCAGCACCAATACCTAATCTATTATTTGTAGCATCAGTATAAATCTCTGAAGTATTTAAATAAGTTTCTACATCTGAATCTGTATAACCTGAAATCGTTGAGAATGATAAAGTACCAGCACCATCGGTTGTTAAGACCTGTCCGTTTGTGCCATCTGAGGTTGGGTAAGCAAGACCGCCTGCGGTCAATTGCCCCGAGTTGATGGTTACGTTATTGGTAAAAGTTACGTTCTCTGAACTGTCAATGGTGATTGCGGTAGCGTCTGCACTTGTGCTAATCGAGGTAGCAGATTCTAAAACATCAGATACCAAAGATTTTTTTAACGCACTATCTGTAGCATCGAAGATCATAAAGTGATCCGCACCTACGGCTGTAACTTCCGTTAAGCCTGAAACGAAGGATGCTGGTAAAGTGTTTACTTCTGTTTGAGTAAAGGTCATGACTTCTACGGTCGCACCGTTAGAAGGATTTGCGTCTAATGTTAGGGTTGTCCCTGAAATTGAATAACTGTTTTTTTGTTGATAAACACCGTCAATAAATACCTGAGTGTTGTTTTCATGAATGGGAGCAATGCTTAATGTAAAAGCTGCCGTGTTTCCATCTGCGGTAAAACTATCTTGATTTAAGTTGTTACCGGAAACAGCACCCTTAACGTGGTAAACAATAATGTTTCGATCAACGACCGGTGCTTCATCTAAGGTAAGAGTTGTTCCTGAAAGAACAAAGTCTCCCGGGTTTTGATAGGCACCTTCTATAAATACAATAAGGTTGTCTTCACTTGATGGTGCTTGGCTTAGGGTAAACGCTGTTGTGGTTCCGTCCCCCGTAAAAGTATCAACGCTTAGTGTAGAGGTAACTTCTGTGGTTATGTCCTCTAATAAAGCCGCAACTACCCTTAACTCTGCCTTATCGCCAGAATTAAAAGCTTGTGCAGTTGTGTTGTCTTGCCCTCTAACTACAGTTAGTGTGTTACCACTTCTCGCAGTTACCTTAACGATCTCCCTGTTGGTGGTGTCATCAAAAGTAACATAGAAATGATCACTGCCAGTAAGAGCCGGGAATACAGAACCATCGGTTACAGATATGCTTGTAACGCTGCTATTGATTCCTGCGGCAAGAGTTGTCGCTGCGTTGTTGGTGAACTTAACAGCCATTAGCTAACTCCTTAAAAATTAACTAACTGTTACAGTCCAAGTAATTGTCATTGAGTCAGACGCACCCTTATTAACTACTGAAAAAACAGTTCTACAAAGTAAGTCACCGGCAGAAGAGGCATTTAAAATACCAGCTTCAGTTACGGCACCTGTACCAGTTCCTGCAGGAAACGTAGCTACGTAAGTTACAACAGCACCTGATACAGTAGTACTGTCTAACGCAACACGACCTAGCTCAGTTCCCAAAGAGGAATCGCCAGCTGCAGCTGCAGTAGAACCACTACCAATGGCCATGTGAGACATAGCAGTTGCGGTAGCGTCTTTCATTCGAGAGGCAACATATTCCTTTCCATCAGTAACCACAAGGTTATTGACTTCTTGGACAGTTTCTCCGTTAAGAGCAATTTTTAACTTACCTGTAAGTTTTAAACCGTCATTTAACATAATTTCTCCAATTTTAATTTAATACACTAGTGTTAAATGCAGAAGTGTTAAGTACACTACTTGATCCAGAGACCAAGACCACATTTATCGATTCTGTTATTGTAGCACTATCTGATAAAGATTTACCAAAACTATGTGCTAAAGTTTCTGAAATAGAAGCACCATCTGTAAAGCTGTTTCCAGTCCCGGAAGTTAAAACTTCTGTCAAAGTTATCCCATCAGCAAAAGTTGTGATAAATTCTATGCTAGGGCTGTCTGTAATTGTAGAAGTATCAGCAAAACTAGTAGAGAATGTAAACACAGGAGCACTGTCTCCAATACCTATAATATTCCCTTTATTTATGTTTACATCTGTGCGTAACTCATCAGAAGGGCTTGCAGTATCATCTAATGCATAGCTGTCTGAAAAAGTCCTGGTAAAGGTTGCAACACGACTAAAGACCTCAGAAATTGTTACAGTTTCTTCTGCAACTGATTTATCTACACTTAAGACATTTGATTCATCTATGGTTGTAGTATCAGATTGTGGTAGGTCTACATCTAAAACAGGAGCATCAGAAACTGATACGGTGTCACTTTTTGATGGATCAACACTTAGAACCTCTGAGTCTAAAAATGAAAAGTTGTCACTTTTTACTGGTTCTATATCTAATGCAGCTGATTCACTTAATGTACTACTATCATCAAATGCAGTACTAAAAGCAATAGCAGGGGCGTCTACAAGAGTTGGGGTTTCACTAAAGGCTCTAACAAAATCTACTACTCTACTAAGAGACTCGGCAATACCGACTGTATCAGACTGACTGGTAGCAAACGCTAAAGCTAGTTCTTCTGCTATAGAAACAGTTTCTTCTTTTGTTGTACTAAATGTAAGTACTGGTAGGTCGGTTAAACTAAAGCTTTCTGCATTAGGATGCCCAGGAAGGAAGTAAAGGTTTTTACTGTCAGCGTCTAAAAATACATTTACGGCTGATAAATTTACGTACTGTAATGAACTTTGTAAATTTGTAAATGTAACAAGAGATTTTAAATTTTGAAAAACGGAGACGGGTTGAACCGAATCCGTATCAATAATGACTCTTAAATTACTATAGTCAACTGTAAATTTGAAGGCCATTAATCGAAGTCATCACGTACTTTAAACTTAATGAAATCTTGCACTGTTTGAATACCAGACCCGGAAGTCGTGTGTTCAATCTCGCCTTCAAATGTACCCGCAGTTGTCCAGGTTCCTACAGGGAATGTTAACGCACAAACACCATTAGAGGCGTCTGTTATTGTAGCAGTAATTGTAGAAAGAACTGTTGTGTTCCCTACTTCACGGATACGTAGTTTTACAGTTGCGCCACTTAAATCAATGGGTGCCCATGTTGTACTATCTTCTTCATCAAGGGTTTTACCTGCAGCTGCTGTGTTGCTGTCTTTTAAAGTAAAAACCAACTCTGGAAGTGTATCACCTACTACTAATTTAATTGTATCTGAATATGCCATAGTCTTTTAATTATAACCCAATACTATAACCAGGGAGAACATCTTTAACGTCTAAATCCCCTTCTATAAAATCATAACCTCTTTCTAAAGTAGGCCCTAGCGGTCCTACCCAGAAAGGGTCTCCATAGCGTTTGCTTTCCATAAATAATGGCATAGCCAAAGCATAAGGCCCAAATATTCCGCTTCTATCTAGTATTTCAAAAGAGTATTCACCCCAATCCATACCTACAGACCTTCTATAATTTTTACCAGAAGACTCAAAGAAACCAGAATCTGCGTTTGGACCAGTAAATGGAAGCAACCAGTCTAGCCCAATTTTAAACCTTTCTCTTATATCTAATCCTAACATAGTTAAAGGTAAAAGGGTTGCTGCACCTAAGAGAAGAGGAATTGAAGCGGAAGTAAATCCTTCTTCATTAAACCTATTTTTAGACTCTCTCATTAAACCACCAACAATATTTTTACCATAGGCATAGAAAAAAGACTTAAGCTGCCACACTAAAGCAAACCTCGGATCTGAAGCCCACACGGGTCTCTCTGCTGCATTTGGTCTTACAATAGATTCATCCACAAATCTAGCTAGTGCAAGCCTAATTTGTTCGTTTTCAGGTCCGGTTACGTTTTGCCCCCTTTGATTCCACCCTTCGACTTGATCCCAAGTAAGGTTTAATTCTTTTAAATAACGTATTGATCTTTTATCACCTAACTTAGCTCTTTTACCGTGATCTATTAAGAAAGCTTTTCCCATGCCCCCCGCAAAAATACGTGTAAATTTAGTAAACCACTCTAAGCCGATTGTTTTAAAAAATAAATCAGAGGCGGCCTTGGCTTTTGGTACCATAAAATCTAACTCTGCTGCGTTTATATACATAGTATTAACAGCATCAGTACTAATTACACCAATATCTTTTGCAAATTGAGCAAGTTCTTGTCGTTTTTTTGCAGAAAGTTCTCCACCAAAAGTATCGCCAACTAGTCCATCTAAATAAGGTAGAAGAACATCTGTTACTCTTGGAATAGTTTTTAGTTCTTTAGAGCGTAAGATTGGACCGGCAAAATCGGGCAAAGAGGCTAAAACAGCAAAAGGTAAAAGTGTTATAACATTAAAAGTTAATAACCAGCTATTTGCCTCTTTAAAGGTTTGGCTCATTTCGGGGTTGACTTTACCCAACATAGCTTGAACAGCAGCTTTAGCCTGTTCTCTTTGTTCTTTGGGTAGAGTATTTATGAGACGTTGTGCTTTAGCTGCGCCCCCTCGTTTTTTATATTCTGTTTTTTTAACAACGTTAGTAATATATTTCTGTAAAGAAATTAATGGGTCTTCGGCTATGCTATCCCCATTTTCATCTTTTGCCTCTCGTAAGGCTTTGTTAGGAATATTAGCAAAAAGTTCCGCTCTGTGTTTTACAAGTCCAACCCCTATTTCTTGTAGCTCAATATCCGCCGCGTCTTGCCCAGAATCAACTACTTTTTGATCTCCCATATTTTTTATAATCCCACTAACCACTAATTGTGCATATTCGGGGGTGACTGTAAAATCTTCAAAAACAGGATTTCCATCTTTATCTGCTTCATACATAACCTTCCCATTTTTTACTCTGGGGCTACCATCTTTGTTTCGTAGTGCTTTAGGTCTTTTAAATACTTTTCCTTGGTTATATTCAACTAAAAGGCCTGCTAGCTTACTTTGTAGCGTAGAACTAGAAACCAACATATCACTTATGACCCGAGGAAAATAATTATTTAGTTTATTTACTTTTAAAGTAGATAAATCCCTTCGTTCATAAAACTCAGACAACCACTCTCTAACTTGTTTAGCTTTTGGACTAAGATCTTCTGTATTAACTTGATTATCTTCAGCCTCTAAGAGAATATCCATTGCCTCTTGAGTTATACCACTAGTATCTGTTATATCTAAAATTGTAAACAATTCACTTAGATAACCATTTATAGCTGAAATTTTTGCTGTTAAAAAACCTGTTCTTTCTCCAGACTGAGATCTAGAGTAAAACATTTTAGCCAATTCAGCTCCCACCCCATTCGGAAACATTTCTTTACCGGTCTTTTTATCTTTTTGGCGAATGTTTTTACCTAAGGAGCGTACAAAATTATCGGTATCATATAACCAATACTTAAGTGACCTAGGGATTTTATTTTCAGATGATAAAATATTTTCTGCCATCTTTTTTAACTGTTGCATTTGTGCCGGAGTTACAAAACCTTTTAAAGCGTTTGGAATCATTTCATCTGCCATGTTTCGTATAAAAATACGGTCTTCTGCAGTAATTGGGTTTCTAATTGGATCTTTTGCCCCATCTTTATAACTTTGTAATAAAGCATCTACATAAGATTCAAAAGAGGGATTGATCTCAAAACGTTTTTGCATTAATTGTCCGAATTTTTTAAAAGCCCGCTCGACTTTATTAGCTATTCTTTTAAAGAAAGATTCGGTTTGGTTTGTAGCTTTTTTAGATCTATTTAAAAGATAAGCTCCAATTTGATCTGCGTACCATTCTTCAAAACCATTCTGACCATCATAACTTTTTGAGCCTACTGTTTGTTTTGCTGTTTCAAATTCCTTTAAGAGATTATTAAGAAGAGTTTTATTACTTAGAGAATTAATTACTTCCTGTTTAAAAACAGCGTGTCCTACTTCATGAAGTAACGCTAACATAGCTTCACTTTGTTGTTGAGCGGTTGCGTTTTCTGGGAGGTTTATAATAATAACATCTGTTTCAGCATTACTTAGAATCCTACCTAATAATGGTTTTTTAACTCCATTACTATCTTCTACAGCTCCCAAAACAATTTGTTGTTGGTTTTGTACAAATTTATTTTCATAAGACTCGTCTGCAAGAATTACTTGTAAATTTCTATTAAACTTAAATTCATTTTTAATAATATTTATTAATTCATCAACCGCGCGGCCCTCTTTAAGTCTGTCTTTTAAACCTGAAGATATATTTACAGTAGGTTTTTTTGCTCCTTGTTTTTTAGGGAGCTCTAAAAAGCTAAACCTATCTCTAAGCTCAAACTCCATTTTTGCTCTAATATCAGCTACATCTGTTGTGTCTGTTGGCGATTCCTCAAAAACAAAAGCGGGTTGTCTACCAAGCACTCGTCCCGTCTCTGGGTCTCTTGCAACCCCCCTATTTGATACTTGTTCAACACGAGGGGATTCAAACGTGCCTGTAACTAGTCGCTGCCCCTCTGCAGCTCCAGGCCCCGTTGGTACAAAATCAGTTTCCGATTCGGCCCCAACAATGTCTCTAGAACGACTTCTAATATCTTTTAGCTGTTCTTGGGTGCTCTTTTTTTGTTCAATTAAATTATCACGCAAAGCCTTTTTTTGATCAAAATTTAATTGAGCAATTGCAGGGTCATTTGGTGTTTCGGATAACGTGTCTTCTATACGAGAATCAAAGTCAGCAATTTTTTGTTCTAATGAAGTAACATTAGCATCAAACTCCCCTCTCGAAGTAATTAATTCAAATAAATCAATATGCCCATCGGGATTTTCGGGGGTTACTTGACTAGGTAAACTTAAAACAGGGGCTTCATAAAAAAATTGTTGGTTAACGCTATCAATAGTAAAAGGAACGCCCCTATAATAAAGTTGATACCCGTTTAATAATAGCTCCGTTATTGCATTCGTAAACCCTTGAAGTGCTCTTTCTTGGGGTGTTTGTGCTGTTTGAGACATTTCGCCTTGCATATTTAAGTTACGAGTACCAAACTTAGTTATTTCAGGCATATATATCTGTTGCTGTCCTTCTTGCCCTTTTTCTATGTTTGTGATTGTCCAAAAAGTTGGGGTTTTTTTATCTACTCTAACTCGTTTACTTTCAATTCTTTTTGCTGTTTTAACCCACCTAGCCGTTTCAATTTCCATGTTTTGTGAGCCCATTGGCACACGAAGTTTTTTAATATTAAAAAACCCTTTTGGTTCACCGGTCTCATCTAAAACAGGGTCTATTCTAAAAATAAAATTTGAGTTGTTTTCAGATTCATCAATAAACCTTTTTAATAAAGAATCTGAATAATTACCTTCACTAATGTTTCTATTAAACTCTTCTAAAAATTCTGGGGCAATTAAATCTCTAGCTGTATCTATTGTATTTTGATCCTGAGCCCTCCCAGCTTTCCACCCCTCTTTAAATAAATCTGGTTTAACTGTTGTTACAGGAACTACGGGAGCAAGCGGGTCTGTGGGCGTAGGTTGTTGGCTGGCTTTTTTAGCATCTTCTTTTGCTTTTTGTAACTCCGGACCAATTTTTGCGGGTCGAATGGGGGTAGCATCAGACCCTTCTCCCTCTTCAACTACTGTTGCCTCATCAAAAAACTGAAAATTAGCTGGGGCCTCTTCATCTGGGGTTAGCGCCCCCTCCTTGTTTGGTTGTAAAGCAATAAAATCTTGTCGAAGTGTTTGTTGCTCTTTTGGACTTAATTTATCAATACCCCCAAGTCTTCTTGCTTTTTCAACTAGTCCTAAATATCTATCACGAATTGAATCATCAGTATCAGTAATAGTTTCTTCATCAATATTAATATCCCTAGTCTCAACAGTTTTATCTAACTTGGCATTGCGCTCTTCTAGATGCTGCTTAACATTCTTTTTAATTATTTTTCCTTTAGGAAAAAGTTCTCTAGCTTTAGCTTCTACGGCTGAGGCATCTTTTACATTAGTAGATTGATACCAAATCGGGTTTCCATTTTCATCTAAAACTTCCACCACCATATCGTCTTCTGGTTTTCTGCTATGCTCGTATCCTAAAATATCCACTAAAGTATTATCTAAAGCTATACTATTTAAAGGATTTTCAACTGTAGTTTTTATAAACTGGTCTAGCTTATTTTGGTCTGTGGTAAATAACGCGCCCTGTCTAAAATTTTCGGGTGTTACTTCATTTTGTAAGAGTTCATTTTTTATTCTTTGTGCAAGTTCGGGGTTACGTTCTATTAAAACATTCATTTGATTAAAACTATTTGCATCTAAATAAACAGAATCCTTTGAGTTATTCTCATCAAAGACCGCATTAAATTGTGCTTCTAACCAATCTACGGGTTCTTTATATACATCCCCTATTTCAACATCTCCATAACGTTCAATGTTAAATTGGTTGTATTGGTCATTAGCATATTTTTCATCTACATAAGAACGTGCTTTTTCAACTACTCCTGTTACAGTGCCCCCAAGAGTACCTAATCCCGCACCACCAAAAAACCCAGCAAAAGCCGCATGGGCTCTATCTAATTTAGCATGAGCGCTTGTGTAGTTTGGATCAATTGCAAATTTCTGTTGGATGTTTATTTCTTCTTGAGCAAGTTCGGTTAAGCCTTCAATACCCGCCGTTCTTCCTGCTCCAGCGGCCATAGCTCCAATAATATTTTTATGTATAGGGCCATCCCCTTTTTTTAATTTATTTAAAAAATATTTAGCAACAAGAGCCTCTCCGCCTACCCCAATTACCGCCCCTGGTATTCCTATACCCGCAGCAGTAAACGCAGAAACCGGGTCTGTCATATCTTGTTCAGCGAAAGTGCCAAAAGAAACCCCTGCTAGTTGAGGGTATTCAGAAGCAAAAGCTCCTCCAAGAGCACCACGTGTGCTTGCCTTTTTTAAATAATTATTTCTTAGTTGTTGGTAGATAGCATCTTCTAAAAGTTCGTCGTCAAGATCTACTGCTTCATTTTTAAGTCGTTTTACAGCTAAATCTTTAAACTCTTTTTCCGCAACTTTTTTTGCTGCTAGGTTAGTAAGAGCTGCACTTCCCCCCATTCTTAAAGCACTGCCCCCCACAACAGCACCAATTCCTGCTCCCGTAAAAGCGGATACAATACTAGCTAAAGCTGTTGGAGTAAATTGTCCTGTAGCAAGAACAGCTTGATTTAAAAAACCCGAAAAAGTTGGTTCTTCTAAAAACTGTTCAAATTCTTCAAACCCAGCTGTAGCACTAGCAGCTTGACTTTCATAACGAGCAGCATCTAGTAATGCATCATTTAACCCTTTTTGGTCTCCTAAAATAGAGTTCCCTAGGGCCCGAAAATAACTTGTTGTAGAACCAAGACCCGCTACTCCGGCTTGACGGCCAGATTCAAAAGCGGCTAAAGGATCAAAGCCTGTATCCCTACCCCCGGGCAAAGTGCGATCTCTATCGGCTAGTGCCCCAACAGGCGCGTTTCTTGAGTTATCAGAATCGGCGAGTGCTCCAACACCCAAAAAGGCTTGAATAGGGTCTTTTTCATTTGCCATAACATTTAAGGTTGTTCATTTGGGTTTGTTAAAGGAGGAATAACTAGTCTTAAAATTCGCATTTGTTTTGGGCCCATCTTTCTTTCAAGGCGCCCATAATCTATACCCTCTTCTGACTCAAAGGTCCTGCCCCCTACTCTATTTACTACAACTAATTCAACAGGTTTCCCTTCTGAATCTGTCCTCCAAGCAAGGCGATCTGCATAATTTGCAAACCCGCCGGGGTCATCTGCGGCAAGAATATCTCCCCAAAAGTCTTTATCAAATTGTCTTATAGGAATACCATAGAAAAAATTTGGTTCCGAATCTAGTACACCACCTGTATAAACCATGCCCGAGATTAAACTCCTTACTCTTTGGAAAGTAGATTCGCCGCCTAATTTTCTTAAAAGACCTAAGTCTGCGCCTTTTTCTCGCATTTCATCAGATAAAGGTATTTCGGCTAAAGCCCCAAGTATATCTGCTTCGGCTTTAGCATATTGTTGTTGAAAATTCTCTGCCCCGAAAGCATCTATAGCGGCATCTATTGAAGTATTAGCGGTTTCTAATTTACCTTCAAATCTATCTATTGAAGCCTTGTTTTGTGTTGAAAGCCAATCTCTATAGGTCTGTTCTAATTGACGGTTTTGTTGGGTACGCATGACTAAGCTTTCTGGTCCAGCTTTTGGGTCTCCAGTTTTTATATTATTAAATAATTCAATTGCTTGCGCCCTTATATTAGACTGAGTGCCTCCCGGGCCTGCGATTGCATTAGCAATAATTAAACTGTGAACAAACGGGTCTTTAATTTTTCCTTCTTGAACCGCTTGATTAAATGATTGACTATCCGTAATACCCTGTTCCTGTAAAAGATTTCTAGATTTAGTAATAACATCTTCAGTTAATAAAGAAGACAACGTACCACTATCTAATAGCTCTAAAGCCTGTTCCTTTGTAGTAATACCTGTTAAATCAGGAGTTTCAGGAAAATCTGTTTCAACCATAGGCGCTGTAACATCTCGTACATCGCCTACCTCGGTATAATCTTCTAAATAACGTAGATCAAAACCAGCGTCGCTAATTTGTTGTCTAGCGGCAGGGAGATACTCTTCTGCTAATTTTTTTATAGCTTCTGCATCATTTGTAACTGTTTTCCATTCTTTTGAATTTCTTGTGAAAGACTCATTACCTTCTTTACTTTTCCAAAAATTGTATAAAACAGTTCCCGTAGGATATTTAATATTGTTTCCACTAACGGAACCATCAAGTATACCGGAAATTTGTGCTGTAATATTAGCAACACCGCCACCACCTTTTAATAAAGGTAATTTAGAGTCTCTTTTTCCTGCTTCCTTATTAATATCTTTAAAAACTTGTTGTTTTTCTTCTTTAAATTCAATGCCCCGTTGTCCTACTCTTGGATCGGGCGGTGGGGTACTTCCAACGTTTTGTTGGTTATATTGTTGTTTTAAATTTTCATCTATAGTGGTTTCCCACAAAGAAAGAACTTGCCCAAGAGAATCTGTTTGTGCGCCCGTGCCCGCTAAATCTGGATTAGTTTCTACTCGATCTAACTCATTTGTTAACTCATCCATAAGAGTATCAAAAGTAACTCCTGCTTTACCAGTGCCTGTAGGAGATAAACTTTCTTGCTCTTGAGTTAATATAGCGCCCGCTCTATAAGCTTCTGGATTACGCAACCTATTTAATTTATTAGCTCTTGCCCCTATCCATGACGCAACTTGTGACCCACTTAAAATAACTGCTTCGTCGTCGCTTGGATCAGAAGACCGGTTTCTTGTTAAAAAACTAAACACGCCATCTTTTCTTTTTATAGGAATGGTATAAGCCACATTATTTTTATCATTTAACCAAGCTTGTTTTTCTTCTTCCGAAGCATCTTGTAACGATGTAGGAAGTTTGTTTTTTACAGGAACTAAACTAGATATCTGCCCAACTTCTATCTTTCCTTTGTCCTCATATGCCCCAAGGAAAGACTGTACTCCCGCTAATAAAGACTGCCTTTCAGTCTCAGGGATTTTTTGTAGCTTTTGGTACCAATCTGGGGCGACCATATAACTGTTGGTATCTGAATTAAATTGGACGAGCCCAGACCCCTCAAATTCGTTTAATGCTCTGCTTGCATTTTCTGAGTCTAACGCAAGTTGGTTCATCTCCATTGTTTGTTGGGTTTGTCGATTTGCTAAACCCTGCCTATTAAATTGAGAAAAACTTTGTACTGCTGAAGTAAATGGATCTGCCATAATTTATATCCCAAATGCCATTAAAGCTAGTGAACCGAGTCCCGCACCCATTGACATCATTTGTGAGGAGTGTTGAGCTTTGGCGTTTTTGTAAGCTGCTTGTCTATTAGCAGCCATAGCTGAAGCTTCGCCAAGCCCAGATAAAGAGCTTCGGTTTACGCCCTGGCCAATATTTATTAAATCTGCTAACGTGCGCTGGTTAATTTCCCTTTGTTGTATAAGAGCATTATTTAGCCCCCCAGCAAGGTTTAATTGCGTCCCTCTTTGTAAAGCGCGTTGTTGTTCTTGTTGCTGTGCAGCACTTAAACCCGCTCCACCATATCTCTCAATATTTCGTTGTTGCATTTCTTTAGCAATTTGACCCTGTCTTAAAGAATCTTCTCTAGCTCTATCGGTTAAAGATGTGTCATCTTTTGCTGCAATCAAACGTTCTTCAAAAGGACGAAAATCTTTTAAATAATTCTCAAAATCGTCTCTAGTAATACCGGCATAAACTTTTTCTGGGTCTGCTACCTGAGGTAAACTGCTTATAGAAGAAATAGTTTTTTGCAGGGGTAAATTATCATATAGAGCCATAACTTATATCTCCGGAACATTCGATGTTGGGTTCATACCCAACCCGAAATAGTCTTGTATACCACTGTTCTTCAGCCGGTCTTTCATACTGCCACTCCCAAAGAAACCCTGACCATTAGATATATTTTTTGCGCCCTGTAATCCGAAAGTAGTTCCTAACTGAACACCTGCAGCTAAACGCGCGTTTCTAATAGTTTGTTTTGCTTTGGCTTCTTGTAATTGTTTTGTAGATTGAATCCTAGCAGCTTGCGCTAAACCGGATTGAGCCTCAGCAGCTTGACCTCTTGCGGTACCTAAGACCCCAATTTGTCTTTGTCTTTGAGCACCTAAAGCTTGTGCACTACCCTGTAATTGTTGTGCAGAAGCAGCGGAAGCTAAATCAGCGGCTTGATCAACAGAACGAGCTGCAGCTAAGCTAGGTCGACTGCTTAAAGCCTGCATAGTATCAGCTTGTGCTGTACCACGCGCTAGTCCTCCTAAATCTTCTTTCTCAGAAAGGTCCCGCATCTCTCGAAGCAAGGGTCCATACTTTTGATTAAAGTAATCTTTCTCTGCTTTGCTTACAGAAGCAAGTGCTTTCTCTTGTTCAGAAGCTTGAAAATTTTGTTTTTTTGGTTTTGAACTCATAATTCTTTTTTATAAACATAACTTGTTAATTCAAATCCGTGCTTCCGTGCAACCCTGGCCCATCCTGGTCTACTTGTGTGAAACTCTAATGTCTTCACATTTTTTTCTAGGGCTAGCTTATCTAAAAAAGTAAACCCTACTTCCCTATAATTATACTCTGGTTTTTGATAACTTGCCCAGATAAATAGCGTAGGTTCGCCACCTGGGTCTGCGATTAATGAGCAGATAACAAAGCCAACATATTTGTCAGCTTCATAAAACATATATAACGTAGCATTTTTATTACGTAATGCTAGATATATATCTGCTGGTATCCAATCAGAGTAACTTTTATTTCTTATGACATGTAGATCAGATTCAATTCTTTCATAAGCATACCGAATCTCATCTACAGGTATTTCTTCGACGGATATTCCATTAATAGTCGATCTCTGAACCATATCGCTTATACCTTTTACGCGGTGACAACCCTGTACCACGGTATTTAACTAATCTACGTACACCTAAATCACCGCTTCTTGCTCTTTGTTCTGCTTGTGTTACTTCTTGGTTAAACAAACCTAAATAATCTGCAGCTGCTTGTGAATCAGACCAATCTCTTCTTGGGATTCTAAGCAATCTATATAGAGCACCATAAATAATTCCGTCTCTATAATCATTTGAAAAATCAGTGCTAATATTGTTTGAGGTTCTAGTTGGTTTTAAAGCAACGCTTATTTGTAAACCATTTGTAACTGATGAATTAGGGACTGGTACAACCCAAAAAGTATCCGGGTTTTTTTGTAAGTAAACTTGTGGTAAAGCGGTTTTGTTTCTCCAGTCGGGATAGTTTAGTTCTAAACTTCTAGGACTAATTGGGTCTAAATCATCTCCATCATATGTCATCCAAAGTATTTGATGAACGTCTGTACCCGCAGGTTGATCAAACTCATACTCATAAACACCACTTATAGTTGTAATTGGATCTAAATCAAAAACATATGCTTTTGATCTTTCACAAAGTTCAATGGTTGCTGATCTTAAATTAGATTCAATTAAAGTATCCGGACAGTTTGGAACATAAGGTAAAACTTCTTTAACTAAGGAACTAAAATTTGCCATACTATACTCCTGGCGCCGGCATCATTGTTGGACCAGCGTTTCTGTCTGAATTTGGGTCAAGTATTATATCTGCGGAACCGCCGGTTCCAACGCTATTTAAAAATAATTGAAAATGCGTACCCGCTCTTTGTTGGTTTCCTGCATACTCAGCGTCTTTTAAATAAGCTCTATATAACACAAAATTTAAAATAGCATTTCCATAAGTATCTTCTATATCAATAGTGCTAGAAACAGAACTTAGATCAGTGGGTAATTTTGAGTATATTAGTTCAATATAAGCACTAGAGCCCGAAGCTACTCCCGGATATACATAAAACTTTTTAGGATCATCAGCGTCAAAAATATAATTTTTAATGATTGAACCATGCGCTGAAGAACCCGCTACTGTTGGATCATGCCAATCTGGTTCAATAGAGTTTAATAAGTCTTCTTCTACAATTCTAATTGCCTTAGAACCTGTCGCATCTGAAGCTGTCCCTGACATATTTCTAGTTATTTTAATAAGACGAAGTCCGCCGGAAGGCAACGTTTGTTCGGTTCCTGTTGACAACTGAACATTTAAATGTGTGGCAGTTGAGTCAGGTTTTATATTTGCAATCTCGCGTTGTGCATCATTAATATAAATTAATAATTCTGCATCAGTCCAACGAACACCAGAGCTATCTTGTAAGGTAAGTCTAGCTCTATCAATAATATTAGTGCCCGTTAGTGTTCCCATTATTTCTTAGTTGTTTTCTTCGCTGGTTTTTTAGCCGGCGCTTTTTTCGGTGTAGACTCTTCTACTTTAACCTCGCTAATTGATTCGCTTGGTTTTTGTTCTTTATTAAAATTAGGTTTAACTTCTGTACACCCTTCTTGTAAACAAAAAATTCCAATATCCATTCCAACTTCTTTTGGTACGCCAGCTTCCAATCTGATTGATGCGCCCCAGGTGGTTGATATATACCTGTCTATGTCTGATACGATGATCATAATTTACTCCTAAAAAAGGGGTGGCTCAAAATGAACCACCCACAAAAGCATACTTAGTATGCAACATCCAATCTAATAACACCAAAGTCTTCAACGCCACCATTGTAGTCGCTGTTGTACTTAGGCTTCTTAAGACCGAAGATTTTGCCAATAGAGATACCGTTTTGGTTCCCGTAGTCGAAGGTGTCTTCAACAATTTCAGGAAGTCCAATATCTGCCATAGCAAGAGCTTGTGCTCCACAGAATAAAGCAGCAGAACCGTTGATGTCAGCATCAGCGCCCCACTTATATCCAGCAGAACCGGCATTTGCAGATGTTCCAGTAAGAGCATTAGCAGTGTTAAACACATGTCTGAACTCATGGACCATAATGCCGTCAACCATCAAGCTTGAAGAACCTGAGAACAAGCTGTTGCTTGGTCCTCTGACTCCAGCATTTCTGACGTTAGCCAAGAAATCTGAATCAAGTTTAAGGTCAGCCATTACTTGTGGAGATACAAAAAGGTGATATACCTCTTCTCCACCAGCACCTCTTACGCCTCTGATATAGTTATCTTTAGCATAAGCTTTTAGAGCAACAATACATTCATAAGTAATGGTATCGGCTGCTTCTACAGCAGTTACGTCACCAGCTACTAAGCCTGAAGTTGCATCCCATCTTCTGTGTCTATTAGAAGTTGGTGCAGTTACATCACTTCCAAACGCAAGGTCGTTAAGATTTTGTCCTGAAGTCAAGACAGGTCTTAATGCACCACTGTTTTTAAGTGTGTAGTTAATACCAGAAAGCGATAAAAACGCTAATTGGTCAATACGATCAGCCATTGCATATGCAAGTGCGTCTCGTGAGTGCTCACGGAAATTAACAACTGATTTTTGATCAGCTAATCTACCCGCAAGTCTATTAGCAAATCTCAATTGATCAAGTTGTACAACGATGTCGTAGGCTCTTAAAGTCTCTTCATTTCCTTCGAGGGTGTTGTCTCCAACAATACCGTCACCAGTCATATCGGCAAGAAGTGTTATAACAGCTCTTGCTCCTTTTTCTGATTGGGTAAGTTCAGATATTCTCTGAACCATAGCGTTAGGTCCGCTACCCGCAAATTGGTTAATGAAGGACATGTTCCTAGCAACACGCCAAAAATCACGCGACCAGATAGTAAGCTGTTCACTGGTCAGTGATGAAAAGTTTGTGTTAGCCATGATGGCATCCTCCAAATTTAAGATTAAAGTTAAACTAACCAGTCGCTTTTCTGGGCCGACTATTTACCCGTATACCCTTTATCGTTGGGAAACGTTTTCGTGTTTTTACGGGCACGACCCCTGCCAGATTTACGCCATGGCAGGCGAAAACGTTGTTTTAGCAGAACGACCTGCGTCAAATATCGTTTTGACGGACGAATTACTTATATGTTATACCAACTATATACCAAAGTCACCACGCATTCTTCGCAAAGTTTCTTCTGGAAGCGCACTAAACTCATCGTCAGATAACGTATTTAAATTTATTTTTTTATCACCTTTAGCAGATTCCCCTTTCATTGTAGGTGGTTGCGACTCAGCAGCTTGTAGTTTTTTATTAATATTGGCTACTTTTTGCTTCTCAACAACTTGCTCATCTGCTTTTGGGGCTTGTTTTTCTGGTATAGGATTTAATAATTCTGGTTTTTTTGCTGCTAAAGTGTAATTAGTAGCTTTTTCTAGGGCATCTGGGCCTGTAAAACCTTGTACCATAAATGCATCACGCAAATCTAACACTTCTTGAGTCAAATCAGCATCAAAATTAGCACTGTTTTCATCTAAAACAGGATATTGGGCTTGTATTTCGTTTGCTTTTTGCTGTAAAGCGGTCATTTCTTGACTTTGTTGCACTGTTTGGCCCATTTGTTGTTGTACTTCAAACATAAATTGGGCTTTTTCAGCATTTCTGATCTCATTTCTAAGTTCTACAGCTTTTTCTGCTTCGCCATTTAATACTAATTCCTGATATTCAGCTTCTTTAGTTGCAAAATCATACTCTGGGAGTTCTTTTGCGGCCTCTTGTTTTGCTTGGGTTGCCTCATCTAGTTGTTTTTGTAGTGCTTTTTGTTTTGCAAGCACTTCATCTAACCTAGATTTTGGCACCATAGGCGCTTTTGGTTGTTCTATTTCTTGGGAAACGTTTTCATCGCTTCCTTCAATTGGTTGAATATCTGGTTGTGCATCTGCTTCGCTGTTTTCATCCATTCCTTCTTCGCTAACAGCTTCTGGCTCTGCAGGTGCTTCTTCTTCCTCTGATGTTTCAGGTTCTTTTTCAGCAACTTCTTCTTCTGCAGAAGCGTCAGTTTCTTCCGTGACTTCTTCATTATCAGATTCCTCTTCTTCTACTGTTTCAAAATTAAGGTCCACTTCAAACTTAGTGTCCTCCTGTTTAATGGGCTCACCTCCCGGCATAGCGTCCATAATCATTTCATTGGTTTCTTCTTTTTTAGCCATTTTATCTACCTCCTTGGTTTGGTTTCATGGCGACTGATGCTAATTTAGCGGCAGCCTGGGTTTCTGTTTGACCTCTTCTCATGTCATTGGTCATCGACGACAATCTTTCACGTAAATCTAATTCTTCACGTTTCATTTCCAACTTACTCTGCAGTTCAGCTACTTTAAGCTGTGGGTCTGCTTCGGTTGATTGTGTTTTAGCTACGTTCAATGCTGTCTCAGATTGAAGTCTAGTTACTTCTGCTTCTAGTTTAGCAATTTCTAATTGCGTACTTCTAATCTGTGATTCCATTTGGAACTGTTGCAACTGTGCTTGCTCTGGAGTTGGAGGCGCTGTACCTTCAAGTTGTCTTATTCGATCTGCTACCATAGCTTTCTTCGCAAGATGCGAGTATTCAACAATTAAATCATTTGGCACAGGCACGCCTGCTTTTCTAAGTTCAATAGCTTCTGCAAACTGAACTTCATCAAAATTATCTCTTGCTGGAGCATCACTAATAACTACGTCATATTCACCTAAGGTTAAATCATTAATAATCCTACCTTCTGGTGTCATTTGGTTTACAACCAGTGGGACCCTTTGTTTGTAAGGATCAGCTTCGTCTGTAATTTGAATGATACGTTCTTCTGTATAATAACTTTGTACTAAGTTTAGTATTTTTTCTGCTAAATAGTGTCGTGTTTTCTTTAGGTTATCTAAAGGTACTTGAATCATTAAAACACCGCGGTTCTGTTTTGCTTGAATTGCAATACCAGAAACCTCTGGACTATCTGTCCCCAACATGGCATCAGAAATACCACTTATTGTTTTAATATTTGCTGCCGCTTTTTGGCTTATACGATCCAGACCGGTGGGAATCTGGTTTGGGGGGATCTTACTTGGGGGAGTAGAGCCTCGATTAAACTCGAGGACTAAACCAGTTTCCGCACCGTGTTCTTCTAAATCATCTGCTGTCATTCCTGTAAGGGAACCTGACTCAACTACCCAACCACTGTTTGCGGTTGTATTTACAATGTGTAGTTCTTGAGATGAAATTTTGTTTAGTTGTTCTTGTGGTGAAATTAAATTTCTAACCATACCAAAAGGTTTACCTCTTCTCCAATATGGAAAATAAGGAACCAATGTAAATGAATTATAAGGAGACCAATCATCAAACAAAACAACAGTATCAGCTGTTACAGTCCAACGTACTTTTTTAACGGTTTTAGTGACTATGTATAAACCAAAGTCATCAGCAAATTTTTCTCTTTTGCGTTTACTCCAGTCATAAGGTACTTCTCTTTGGTCTCCAGTAACTGGGTCGGTGTAGAACATACACTCTTTTAGTTTATAGTGTTGTCTCTCTACAACTCTAATTGATCTTACAGCTCTTGCTTCTTCTGGGTTATTTGGGTAATCACTTGCGTATTCACCGCTGTAAGTATCTCCGTATCGTTCTTCTTCATATTCAATTGAATCTGAACCTAAGGTTGATCCTACTTCTGCTATGATTCTTAATTTATCTGCTTTCTCTTGCCCATAGATTTCTTCTATATCATCTATGCTCATCCACTTTGTTTCAAAGATTTCATTCCAAGTTTTTGGATCATACTCTTTTGCATCTGGATCAATAATGATATCGAGCGGATCTTTTTGAGTAATTCGCACTTCGCCATGAATGTGGTCTGAAAAATCTATACGAACATCAAACCACCCTCTGTCTTGAATTAAACCATCAGAAAAAACTTGTGATTCTATCCAATCGAGTTTGTTGTTATCAGAAATCTGCATGTACAACTTTGTTAGTGTCTCTGCAACTTCTTGCATACCAGCACCACGCGGTTTAAATTCTACATCTGCTCTTCGTGTACTTTGTTCACCAATAACAGTATTAACTGTTGGTAAAATTGTGTTGATTGTTAAGGCGGGTCTACCTTGGTCATCTAACGCAGCAATATCTGCTTCATCCCATTGTTCACCGCGATAAAAATTATCACATTGTTTTGCTATTTCAATATAATCAGTGTGACCGTTGTCCCTGGCTCGTGTATAAGATTCCCATTGCCGACGGGCAATGTTTAGCTCTTCTGCTGCGTCCAGTTTCTTTTTAGGTTTTTTATACTCTGCCATTAAGCACTCATCGATGATTTATGTTTCTCGCCTTTAGTTAAATGTTTTAACTTATCTCTCCAAGATGGAACATGCTCCGGTCTTTCGTAGAAGGTAGCAAATTCTGTCATCATTAAACCTATCCATGCCAATGCATCGACTTGGTCATCATGGGCTCCATTTGGAAAACGTAAAAGTTCTGCAACCATGGTTCCAGTCCAAACAGCGTCCTTTGGAAAGTATACCATACCTTGTTGCATTCTACCTTGAATTGCGCGTGCTCTTGCTTCTTTATCTCTACGACCTACTTTTAGGTCTTTAAAGTAAGCTTCGCTTAATCCCCGTTCTCTAGTACGTTTCTGCAAAAAGGGCCCCAAGGCCATTTCAATATGACCTCGTTCTATGCCTACTATACCCGGGCGCCAAGTTTCGTACAAGTCTAAAATTTGTTCTACTAATTCAAACCCATCATATTTTCCGCGAACGACATCAACAACAAATAAATTATCATATTCATCGACCCCGACAACAATACCAACTGAATAATCGTTCCGGTCACGTTGTCCAATCGCAAGGTCCCACGCGCAATAGTAATTAAGCTGTGCATATTCAATATCTTCATCCTCATAATAACGAATCATGTCTCGGCTAAAATAATCGCCTTCGTCGGATACTGGATTCTGTTGATACAGAGCAGACCAATCTCGGGGACCGATGGCTTTCCTTATCTGCTCGAGCGCGTCCACATTATAACGCTCTGGATGTAAACTTTCACCATATTTTCTAAAAGTTTCATCAGTTTCTGCAATGGCTGGGTATTTAATTACTTCCCATTGGTCAGCACCTTCTTCTGCTTGTTTTAATAATCGACCAGCTAAATCATCGTCGTGCCATCTTGTGAGAATCACAAGTATTCCACCCCCTGGTGATAAACGTGTATAAGCAGTTGATGTATACCAATCCCAGGTCGCATCGCGGTTGTTATCTGATTCTGCATCTTCGCGGTTTTTTACCGGATCATCGATGACCATTACGTGTGCACCTTTACCAGTAATACCCCCACCAACACCCGCTGCAACATAACCACCACCTTGGGTCGTTTGCCACGATTCAATTGACTGAGAATCTTTATCCAGTCTAGCTTTTTCAAATACATTTTTATATACTGGTTCTCTAAGGAGTTGACGAACTTTTCTTGAAAAATTCATTGCAAGAGAACCTGAATACGAACAACTTATGAACTCGTGATTAGGATGTCGACCCAAGTGCCACGCAGGAAATGCAACACTGGCTAAAGTAGATTTACCGTGTCGCGGTGGCATAAAGAGCATCAACCTTGGTGATTCTTTATTTGCTACTTGCTCACTAAATTTTTCTAACCTTTGACAGATATCTTTGTGTACCCAGCCGGCTAAATAATCTGGATTAAAACGTTCAACAAATGGGAGTAACCTTTTACGTGCTAAGATTCTTTTTGCTAGTTCTTGTTCCGCTTTTACTTGTGCGGATAAGTCTTCTTGTTTCGCTTGAGCCGGTTCAGACTTCAACTGGGGCTCGGGAACTTTTTCAGCCTCGTCCGCCCTACAGTAAACACATATGTCATCTAACAATATAAGGGTTTCATGATATAACCCTTTACATCTTTGGCATTCAATCTTTTGTGTCATTAGCTGGCTCTAAATATTTTGTATCCGCCCCTGCAATTCTTAGCAACTCTGCATCGGACAATCTTTCCAACTGTTCTACTTTATCCACATTAATATTTATTTGCGTTGCGTTCTCAGGCATAAATAGACCGTGGAGCTTGCACAACGAATCGACAACATTTTTTTCTTCAGTCGCGGTCGCCGATTTACGGTGCGCTTCTAAATACATTCCCGTTGCTGTGTTTCTATCAAACTTAACTTCTTCACGCATTTCATTACGTAAATAGGCCAGAGCTTTTTGTAATTTTTCTGTTTTAAATAAAGAGTAAACACGGTCCACATCTCTATAGCCCGCAGCTCTTCCAGCGGCAGCTTTTGTCATACCGCGTAAATGAAATAACACCAACCTTTCTTCTTGAACAGAAAGCTCGTTTAAGTGTAATCCGGCATAAGGTAGGTGGGATTGAAACTCCGCTCTATCCTGTTCGGTTATTTCTGTAGGTCTGTCTTCGTCTAATAAACGCATGTAAATGGAATTATATTAGTATTCTTCTCTATTTGTCACGATATTCTTGCACCACCAATAGAGCTCGTGATCATCGAGCACGTGTTTCATGATGTTTACTCTATAACAAACTAACTGTAAATTCATTTTGGTATATGGACCGTCGGGCTGGATTCGGTCAACGCTGGCATTAAAATCATGGTAGCCCCCACCTTTTCTCCACGTCATAATATTATTGGACAACGCACAACGGCCCTCTTGTTCTTGCCACAATTCAAAAAGATCTTCTGGCACAAGATCCCATTCGCAAGTGTCTTTGCGCTTGTTTTTTAGACTGTTGAAGATGTGCCGTAGAAAACGCTCGGGGTCCCCGCTCGATCTCCGTTGTCGAAGGTCGACGGTACACGTTTTGCAAACGTTACGTGGGTAAGTACCATTTCCAGATTTCAATTTCTCTTGGACAAATCTAGAAAGATCCAGTTCTTTTTTGCAGCGATCGCAAACTTTAGTTGTCATAAATTTTTTCTGAAAATTTTTTCTCAGAAATTTTTTTTGAAAATACTATACTATATCGCTGATTCATTGTCTCCCCCCTCGCCTCCAGCGCACCCCCCTCTCCCTTTTTCCATTTTGGAACCTTGTTTCCGATTCATCGTCCTGGAACCTTGTTTCGATTTCCGCGGCTCTGTGTCGACGGTTCGTACCTCACTCGTCGTGGGTTTATGGTATGTAATTATATTTGACCTTGATTGGTCGGGAGTACTTAACTATGTTAAACAAACTTATACAACTATCTGGTTCAGCTACAAGATCTGTCGTAGATCTATCCAAGAAAGTAGCAAGTAAATCTATCCCAACTGTGGCTCGTCTATCTACTGAGTTCGCTAAAGGATATACATCCAAAGACTGGAAACCTTCGGTCGTCATGCCTACTATTATCAAAAGAAATAACACTGGTACTAGAGGGGTATACAACCGCGAGACAAAACAATACGAATGTGATACTTGTTTATCACCATGGGACATGGACAACCACAGCTGTTCACAATACAAATG